GATCTTATGGGTCGATTGCGCGGCACTACGAAATACATTGGCGATGACCCAACCATGCCGCTTGTCGGTCCTCAATGGTTGATGATTACATGCAATCCTACACGTAATTGGGTGTTCCGTGAACTTGTCAATCCGCTGCATATCTTTAAGAAAACAGGCATTGTCACTTCTAAACTCATTTATGCTAAAGACCTTAAGAAGCCTCTTGTGGATTTGTTTGAAGCTTCGACTTATACAAATAAGCATAACACCGGGGAAAATTACATCAGGCTATTGGAATCTGCGTATAAGGGTTCTATGGCATCACGATTCCTTGAAGGTAAGTGGGGAGCGTATGAAGGACTCGTCTATCCTGAATATGATGCAACAGTTAACCGTATCAATGCAAAAGAATTGAATGAGTATATCAGAGGCATCATTAATACTGGCAAGTTTGGGATCATTGAAGGCTATGATCACGGCATTGTTGTTCCTTCTTGTTACATGCTCGCTATTGTCGATGAGTATGATAATACTTTCGTTGTGGATGGTTTTTATGAAGTTGGATTGAAAATTGCAGAAGCTTCTGATCGCATTAAAGAGATACGCGCCAAGTGGAATATTATTCCTTCTGACCCTATCTATGCTGATCCTGCTATTTTCCGTAAGACCAACACATCCAAAGATATTGTAGGTGAGACTGTTGCAGAGATGTACGCAAGCGAAGCGATCATCATGCAGCGTGGTAACAACAACATCGAGGCAGGTGTAGCTAAGATTGCATCACATTTGGCGATGCAGAAGATGCACTACAATCCTGTGCTTGCTGTTTGGGGCGCGCCTCATTTGTTCTTTAGTACTGATCTAGAGTTTCTAGATAATGAAATTGGTGACTACTATTGGAATCGCAATATCGCTGGTGATAATGTTGATAAACCTAGAGATACCAACGATCATGCTATGGATACTCTTAAGTACATGTTCTCTCGCCGTCCTAGGATTGGTATGCCTTTGGTGCGTACAGTTAAGCAGATCGACAAGAGGGTGTTGCAAAACTGGAACGAAATCGTAGAACAGTCAGGTAACAGAGTGTTGCCTCGTCATTTGCATTAGGTATTATCATGTCACTTATAACTGAAGATATGCTTAATAAATTATTGTTAGCTACGGATAAGCCACAACAAACAAAAAAAGTCAAAGATATAATGATGGCAGCTAAGGGTGATGTAGAAGAAATAAATGGAGAAGAATACGAAAGTCTTGGACGAGTCACACGCGGTCTGCCGGATTCTATCACAGATGAAGATTCTAAAGAATCTTATAGACAGTCTGGAGAATACCAAAAAAACGGCTCTAAGGGACAGTCGCCTGTCTATATTCGTGATGGTGTTAAAGGCTGGTCTGATTCCGAAGTGTGGCGGCGTCGTGCTCGTCCAACCAGCTAAGTTGCAAAACTGGAACGAAATCGTAGAACAGTCTAGCAGCCGTGTACTGCCCAGACATCTGCATTAGGTGATGTATGTCTAATATTATAAACAGTCTAATAGATGCTTTGTTCGGTAAGACTGAAAAGCCTATGGGACCGACGATGAAGTATACTATTCCTCATACACCTACTCCGTCTGATGAAGATGTAGCAGCTAGCAGAGATTATAAAAATAGATACGGTAATCCTAACGAAGTCGCTGTCGATGGTACAAGAGTAATAGATAGTGGCGACGGAAATATTAAATATACGCAACAAGGTACTAAAGTAGATACTGCTCCTAGAAAAGATGTTCCACATTTAGATAGAACTGATCAACTTTTCGATGCAAATCCTAAGCCAGCTTCAGTAGATACGGCTGATACAATATACAAATCACAGATGATGGCTAATACCAGTCCTATATCAGCATTGGGATTTGATATAAATAAGGGAGTATTTTCACCAAGAGATCCTAACACGCCTCTGACTGATGGCGGTGCGTACGATCCGAAAAAAGACAGATTTTGGGCAGATACCGAAGATCCTCATTCTATAACGCACGAAAATACGCATAGAGGAATGAAACTGCTGCGTGATAAAGGTCATAACATACCAAAATCTGCGGAAGAGAATTTAGTTAGAGCAGTAATGTTGAATAGATTTGGTGATGTAGAAAGTGCAGCAGGATCAGAATCAGCGCGACAAGTAAATGTTGCTAGAAAGAAAATGACTGATAAAGAGTTCTTTGATCTACTTACTAATCTAGACGATGCTGCTAATAAAGAACTAGGTCAACGTACTTGGGATCGCCACGGCGGCGTAAATTAGGATAAATAATCATGGCTGACGATCCGATTAGTGCGAATGTAGATAAGATGGTTTCGGATCTTGGCAATCTGCCGAGTGAAGAAGCTAAGAAGAAAGCTGCGCCTCCTATCTACAAGATGATGGCAGATTCAAAGATTCCTGTATCTTCTAAGGAAGCAGGACTTTGGAAGTCTCGTCGTGACATTGGTATTCAGGCTATATCCAATACCGCTAAAGCATGGAAAGAAGCTGAATCTTATTACTCACTTGGACAGGACACGCATCGTCAAGAAGGTGGTGGTGAGATCAAGGGTAACTCTCGCTACGCACGTAATGTCAATCGTCGCTATAACAGTACTGAAAACATTGTATATTCTAATGTCAACGCTATGGTCCCTGCTATTCTTGCAAAGAATCCGCAAGCAGAAATCACCGCATTCCTTAAGCAGCTAGGTCCGCAGGCTACTATCTATGAGCATCTAGTCAATCGCCTTGCTGCGATGAAGCACGCTCCCGGATACAATCTCAAGCCTAAGTTGCGTAAGTCTATTGTTCGTTGTGAGATTTCCAACGAAGCTTGGGCAATGATTGGTTACACTAAGAAGGACGAATCAGCAGACGGCGCACGTGAGGCACTTGTTGCTCTTGGTGCTGCATTGCCAAAGGCTAAGAGTCAGAAAGAGATTGAAGAGATTGAAGGTAAGTTGCAGGCTCTTGAAGAGACTGTAGACGTACTCAATCCTGCTGGTCCGTTTGTTCGTACATTCAATGGTGACAAGGTACTAGTCGATCCTACGTCATGTGAAGATGATTTCAGTGACGCTAATTGGATGATGGTACAGGTCATGTTGCCTACTCGTTACTTGCTTGCTAAGTATGCAAACGAAAAAGACGGTACGGGACAGTATACTGCTATCTATAATGAACAGTATATCATCAATCCGGGTGATAGCAGTGGTGATCCACAGGACGAGTTGACGAATTTCAAACTCATTAAAGAAGCAGAGTCTTTCAAGGATGCTGGCTTCTCTGATGATGCATCTTATCAAAAGGCACGTATGACTAAGTGCTGGTATTGCTTTGATAAGGTCAAGAGGCGATTTCTGCTCGTCACTGATGAGAAGTGGGAGTGGCCGTTGTGGGTCTATGATGATCCGTACCAGCTTCCTTCATTCTTTCCCTTGATGCGTCTACAGTATCACACTGATCCCAATCGTAACCGTACGAAAGGTGAAGTGTCATTCTATCTCGATCAACAGGATGAATTGAATGACATCAATTCTGAGTTGAATCGTATGCGTACGCAGATTTTGAATAAAGTCCTGTACGATGGCCGTTACATTGATAAGGATCAGTTCGATTCGTATATGAAGGGCGGGGATCAGCTAGGATTCGCTGTTGGCAAGAACATGCCAGAAGGAATGAAGATCAGTGATGTCATTATGGCACCTCCTCTTCCGAATCTTCAGTATAAAGAACTATTCGATAAGACTCCTATCTATGCAGTCGTAGATCGTATCTCTTCATCGAATGACATTCTTCGTGGCGCACAGTTTAAGACTAACACTACGAATACTGCTATCGATACGTACAACTCTATTCAGAATCAGCGTATTGATGAAAAGATTGATGCAGTTGAAGATTTCTCTGGTGATATTTTCTACGGCATCATGTTTCTCTGTGCTCAGTTCATGACTCAAGAAGAAGTTAAGTACATTCTTGGTGATGAAGCTGAACAGTGGCAACAGATGGAAGCTACGGTACTGCGTCAACAGTTTAACTGTACTGTACTTGGTGGTAGTACGCAAAAGCCGACGAGTGCGTCTAAGAAAGATCAGGCTCTTAAAATCGGCCAGATTCTTGGGCAGTATGCTAATGCTTCTCCGTACGTTGTCATCATCATGCTCAAGGCTATGGAGCAGGCATTCGATGATATTGTAGTCACTGGTGAAGATTGGGCTATGATTCGTCAATCTATCGAAGCTAAAATGCAGCAAGGCGCTCCTGCACAGGAAGGCGCACCACAGGCAGGTGATGGTCCGTCACAGCCTGCACCAGAAGGTGAAGCACCGCCAGAAGAGCAAGCTACGGAACCTGATCCTAACGCACCACGTCCGCCAGCTAGTCCGCAGGAACACGTACAGCTACAAATGGCTATTAAGAAGCTACCTCCACAAGCACAACAGGCTATCGCAGCAGCCGTTAAGAAAGGAGTACCAGAGGAACAAGCGTTTACGGAAGTAGCTAAAGCTATGTCAGCACAACCACAACCCATGCAGTAATGGGAATTAGGAGAACACCAGATGGCCGACCCGAATGATATTGAGAATGGCGTTACAGACGTTGTAGATCAGAATGCAGAAGTAGATACTGGTATTAATACAGAAGCAGATGTATCGTCTGGTTCTGATCTTGATGCTAAGTTGGATGCACTTGCAGGTATTACTAATGCTAAAGCCCCTAAGACCGATAGTACGGTCCCGGTACAAGGACAGCCAAACGCTAATACCCAAGTCAAAAAGCCCGAAGAAGAGCGTGTTGCAGCAGAAGATCGCCAGCAAGGAAATCGCCAGAGCGTCAATCCTGCTCACACTCCGCGAGCGTACGGTAAAGCGTTCAAGTGGGATACGCAAGGGAATGTAGTACTCGCTAGCACTGGCGAAATTATTGCTCCTATTGGTGCGGCTCGTAAGTCGTTTGAACGTATGCTGCCTATTATTAGTTCTGCTCAGTCGGAAGCTGATAAGTACAAAGGCATGTACGAATCTGCTGCACAGTCTAATGCTATCGCTTCTAAGCTCAATCTTGCGCCAGAAGAGTACGCTATCGGCGCTCGCATCATGGCGACGTTTAAGGCAGACCCAAAGAAAGCTATTGCTTTTTTGCTGTCAGAGGCGCAAAATAATGGCGTAGACGTGTCGGACCTTGGCGTTGGTGGCGGTGGCGGATTGTCCGTAGCTACCATTGAGAAGGTTCTAGAAGATAAGATTAAAGCTGCATTGGAGCCATTTAGCTTCATTACACAGGATCGTGAAAATCAGCAACAAGAGTTTGAATCTACACAACAAGCAACAGATGTAGTTAACGAATTTCTTGATTCTTCTCCAGATGCAGAACCGCATATGGACTCTATCGCTAAGGTTATGAATGCGCGACCGGGACAGGTATCTATCTCAGAAGCGTATTGGATTCTAAATGCACATGCTCATAAGAATGGGCTAGATTGGTCTAAGCCACTAGGACCGCAGATTGCGGCTAAGCTAGGAAACACTCCTAACAACGGACAACCTGCTAATAACGGGCGCAGACTGCCAGATTTGAATGGCAGACAAAACAACGGTACTATTGTCGAACGTAGACAGACAGTAATGGCCGGTGATGCTTCTTCAACAGACATCGTAAAAGAAGCAATGCGTGAAGCGGGTATGAATGTTGATTAGCACAAGTCAATTAAGACTGTGCTTTAGGAGTTAAAAATGCTTAGTACTTATGCAACTGGTACACTCGATACTGTCATTCATTCGATGCTTGATAAGAGCCGTAAGAAGCTCATTATGGCGTCGATGAAGTCGAATGCGTTCATGGCTTGGGCTATGGCGAATGATCGCATTGAAACTGAGACTGGTGCGAACATCACCAATCCTCTCGTTACGGGTCGCAACCCGAACGTCACTTCTTATCAGTACTTCGATCCGCTGCCTGTCGTTCAGACGAATGAGTTCAACACTGTTCGTTACGGTTGGACTCGTGTTGCTGGCACGGTTATCATCTCTTCGCAGGAAGAGGATGAGAATCAGGGCGAGGGCGTTATCTTTAAGATTCTCAAGGGCAAGCTTGATGTCCTTGAAATGTCTATTAAAGAGAAGTTCTCTGCGTATCTGTACGGCGCTGGTGCTGGTACTGATCCGAACGGCCTTGCTGCTACGATCCCTGATGATCCGACGACGGGCACGCTTGGCGGTATCTCGCGCGTTACGGAATCGCAGTGGCGTACGTCTGCTTATCAGTTTAGCGGCGCTATCGATGCCACTAACATTGAAGAAGCATTCGATGATATCCTGATGGACCTTACGCTGAATGGTGAGAAGCCCTCGCTTATTCTGTGTGGTCGTAACATC